CAAAGAAGCTACTTTTTTTAATGACTCAACTGTGGTGGAAATACACGATTCCTGACGGCACATTGCAGCTATGGAAGAACGAGTTACAAGGCTGCGATTTTCACATAGCGGAACGTGCATTGCACGCACTCGCTGACGAAACAAATGAATGGCCTTCGTTCGCTCAATACAGGCGTCACTACAGAGCAAAGACTCCGTTGCCTGAGAACCTAAACCGGTTGCCTGCGCCTAAAGCTTCTAGGGAAACAGCTATGCAACACATCGCAGAAATGCGTGCTAATCTTCGTAACTAGGCGACAAGCTGATTCTTGTTGTCTGTTCATTCATAACCCCACTCCCCCTCACAGGTTCCTCTCTCCCTGTGGGGGGGAGTTATTTACGGCCACAGGTCCAGAGTTTGAAATCTCCGCTGTGTTCCCAAATGTGGTGAGCCATCGCAGCGTTTGATTCAATCTCGTAACGCTTCGACCACCATTCTTTGCCGAACACTCCACTCCAAAAGTATTCATTGATTTGGAAGTAGCCATGATCTTCGCCATTGAATGCGGTAGGCAAATGGTACGACTCGCACCACGCAATGCTTAAAGCTTCGACACAATCCCATTCATAAGAACAGGTTGTTTCAATGATTTGATCTTGTACTGGGTTCGGGGCATTGACTCCAGCTAAATCAATGAGCACCCATATGAGTAGAAGCCGCAATTAAGGCACCAAATTATTCGTCATACTCAGTCATACACCCGCACCCGCCCCACTCCAACAAGTCAAGTTGCCCGGTGTCCTCACTCTCAATCTTCAAACGGAAATCTCGTAACGTGATAGGACGGCTTTTGCCACCAGAACGGTCGCGCAAAATAGCTACATCTGAATCTAAAAAATCACGCATCTCTTGTTCGTTGTGTTCCCACTCAGCGTACCGTTCGGGTAGCGCCCCCAACGCCCACTTAAAATGTGCGTGCCCGGCGCGCACGCACAACCCCCCACAGTTATTATGCGGTGCCCCCAAATCATAAAGGTGTGGCTGTTTAATGCCCCACTCTTTCAACAAATCCTCTGCTTCTGACTTATCCATCAGCGGTTCCCACAACAAAGGGAAGTCCACGTTGTACGGCTCCCAATGATTCGGTATTCGTTCAGCCCTGTGTGCTTCAGTCCAATCAATGCCGAAGTGCAGAGTAGTGTCACTGGGATCGGGGCAATTCTCGTTTACCCATTTCTGGCTTGCTTCCTGTTTCAGAATGCGTGAGCACAAAGGCACCCGGTTGTTGCCGAGGAAACGGCTTTCCTTAAACACTTCCCAAATGTCGCGACCATCTGCTACTTGGGTAAGGGGAAGGTCCAGCTTGGCAGCGGTTTCTTCTAAGAAACGGTAAAGATCTTCGTCCTCTGTCTTAGTGTCAGTAAACAACAACTGAATGTCCCCATCAGGGTACGTTTCTTTGACCCGGTGGGCAGCCAAGAAGGATGCTTTGCCCCCCGAATACATAACAACATGCTTCATGGCACCAAATTAGGGGAAACAGAATTGAGTCTTGTCCGTTCACGGCAGTAAGCGCCACAGTTGTTGCATCGGTACTGCACATATTGAGCAACTTTGGTAGACCTATTGCCTCGTCTAACTAAATCGTAATGCCCACAAGTGGGACATGAATCAGGACGGTTATCCAATAGCGCTCGGTTGGGGTGATTGTTCATCCAAGGACGCAATCTTTTGTACACATCTTCCAACAAATCAACGTCTTGTTTCGCGTACTTCTTCATTACCCGCCACGATTTCTCATCGCCACGCATACAACCAGCCCACAATTCAAATCCCCCTGTGGCTTCTTTGTTGCCCAACCCTAAATGCTGGCCTAAATCTCCAAGCTTATTGCTATTGAACATGAAGTATTTGCGAGCAACTTTCAATGTGTCAATTTGCATAGGCATCGTCGGGGGTTTTAAGTCATGGAAAGCAAATCGAGCATTGGCTTTCCGCATATCGAAACGATCCCCATTGTGGCCTACCACAACATCGGCCTCGTCAAAGAGTTTCCATAAAGCCCCGACAACTGCAATGTCATTTTCAGGATCTTCATTGTAAACTTCAGGGAAATCAGGCAATGAAACTACTTTCGTAGTCTTTTGCCCTTCCCACTTGTAACTGAAGCACAGCAAATACCATTCACGGTACTGCTTCACAACATTCTGGTCGTATTGACCCCACACATACGCCAGATTGGGCGCAGTTTCAATGTCGTAGAATAAGATTTTAGCCACGAGACCCCCTAACTCGGTACTGTTAGCAGCCTCACCATAAGAGTACCCTCCCACCACGCTTCATCGTCGGATAGGCGCTCTGCTTGCATCTCTAATCTTTCAATGGTCACATTTTCAATGCGGTTACCTTCTTTGTAAGTAACCGTTTGACCTGATTCCATTCGTTGCCTCAACGAAGTAAAGACTTCATTGGAATTAAACGTAGCTGGAGCACCACTGTTATGGGATGTCAACACCTGCCGTCTTAGCACGATGGGGACAAGTATCTCATCAACCCGTGCTGGTGTAGCGATACAGGTAGTCAACCAATCTTCAATGATTGGAGCCTCTGTGGTGCTCGTAGACCGCCCTAAAGTGATAACAAACTTGTATGAAACTGATGATTCGCTAACGAAATCAAAGTTTTTAGCGACGTTAGGAGTCAATGAAAGCGACGAAGAAGCGTTGTTGTCGTTCGTTGCAGCGAATGAAACACTCCCAAGCAACGTAGAGGTGGGATCTCCTCGGTATTCCAATGAAGAATCTTGGTAGTCAACCCCTGAAGCATTGTAATCAGTGTCGCCAAAGGTGTACTGGTCACGGTCCTGACGGACAGTTACCGAACGCAACAGCTTCGGAGCTACCGTTGACCACGAAACTTCGCCAACAGTCAAAGAACCTGACGCTACTTTTACGTCAGACCCCGACTCGCCATACACCCCTTGGCCCCGTTCAGCGAAATATGTTTTCCCATTGAATCTTGCAACTGATTGAACATTGCCAGAAGCAGCCGCAGAAACAATGTCAGGTGCCCAAGCCGGGACCAAAGTTTCAGTGAACCGAGTCAAATCTGCACGGTAAACCTGCCCTGATCCTCCTCCCCACCAAACAAAACGATTGTCGGCGTCCAATGAATAAGCGGCACCGCCGTCATCAATGACAGGACCAATGGTCACAGCATTTGAAGCGGTATCTACTAGCCCTATCCGAAGACCAGCGCTAGTTGCAGCAGCGATAACCCCGTTGTAAGAAACAATTTTATTGATAGATTCCCCACGGGGAAGCTCACCTGCAATGGTTGGCGCATTCAATGTGCCATCTGCTGTAGCTACACCGATATGGTGTATCGACCCGGTGCCGTTAGTGTTTGCCGCAGCGAAAATACCTGACGGGCCACTAGTGAATGAAACCCACGTTGTCGCCCCAAGTGTCGCCGTGTAATCCAATGAAGATGAAGCCTTTGCTCCATTGACATCCAACTCAAAGATGTTGCCACCCAAAGCTCCAATGAAACGGCCAGATACAACGCCAATGATTTCGGCGTTCACGGCGCTGCCACCCCACCCACTGTCGTAAGTGGTGTTATTGACAGCGACTCGCCTAATAGCTGCGGTTGAACCGAACGCTGCATAAACGTAAGAACCATCAGAAGTGAAGTCCTTAACGTCGTAGCCCATGTCAGCGGTAGACGCTGACCAGCTAGCACCTGTCCAAGCTGATGTGTACTTTAGGTTTTGCCCATCAGAATAGTAAGCGAATGTGTTACCTGAGACATCATCGTTTACAGATTGAAGATTTAAGTCATTGTCCGTAACAGAAACTTTCTGTTCGGTTGAGTTCAATAAAGTTATTTGGCCCTTAGTCCACGGATCAATGCCACTAGAAGTGCTGAACCGACGACGATCAGAGTCATCCAAATCAAAATGCGTTTGACCAGCACCATAACTCCAGTCAGTTTGAGAACGAGTCCAAGCGCCACTTGTATCTAAAGTGTTCTCGCCCGGCTCTTTACTTGTATCCCTTTGTTCACGCAAAGCAGGCACCGTTGTACGCCGGTATTGGCGTGTGTCGATAAGGAACTGAGTCCCATCAACCTCAACAGGCAGCGATGCGGGGTTGTAGCTCACGCCCTAAACCCACTCCAATTAGAACTCGGACGGTTAGCCGAGTTTCGTTGCCACATTTGGGGGTACATTGCAGCCAAGCGCGCAGCTTCAGCTTGGACACGCTGATCCCGACGGAACCGTAAGTCCCTCATTGAAGCAGATATCGCGCCCGGAGGGACTTCTTCCGCCATCCTTGACGTTCCTTCAGCATCGAGAAACTCTCGGCGTATAGGAGCAGTCGTCATTAAAGCCAAAGCAGCACCCAAAGGAGGGAGATCATAAGCCGTGGTTTCTAACCCCGTAGCAGAACGGTTTGTTGTGCCATCCGTGATAGGGGTAAGGGGAGACTTGTAACTTACCGTTACCTTTTGCCCCGGCCAAGCTGCTGTATACAGGATAAGAGCTAAACCACTACTGAATGAACTTGTATCTCGGTTCCTTTTCAATCGCCAAGACATAACTTCAGGTTCGCTTGCTTCCGAACCAATGTCTGCGTAAGTAACAGAATAAACAGAGTTGACTACATTGCTTCCCGTGTCGAGGTTGTAACCGTCTACCCCACCGTTGTAAGTGAAACTTGTGGTCAACATTTGAAACAAGCCACTACTTGGAGTGGACAAATCAGCTAATTCGTCATTGATTGATTGAATAATGCGATGAGTAGGGAACTTCGGGGAAACACGAACGATTGAATCAACAGCGTGTCCCGTTGCTGAAGCAGTAGAACCACCGTAGCCACGAATCACACTGACCTGAGTGTCACCAGTTTTAGCTGTGACGTACATAAGCTCTGAACCAATTTCAATGACAGTGCCCCTTGAAATGCCGCCCGCTAAACCCTGAACCGAAACAGTTGTGCTAGTCGCATCAGTAACAGCCGGTGCAATAACAAGATCAAGTTCCTCAACGTACCCCGACAAAAGCATGTCCCTTGTCTGGTCAATCCATACTTGTGCGGTCATCAGGCACTCCCAAAAACGTCATTAAGGGCGGCTTCTTTACGCTTGCGGCCCTTTTCCGAAAGAATCGTGCCCCCTGTGACTTCGTGGGATGACCCAGCGTGTGTTTCAAGCCGGGAAGACCCGTCAATAGAAGGGGGCTGAAGACCCTCAGATCGGAGTCTTTTGTAGGCCGCCATATCCCTTTCTTTCTGTCTTTCTTTAGCTTTACTCCCAGACCAATCAATCGCTTTCCCATCATGGACTCCTCTGGTCGGAGTAGCTGACGCAGCGATATGCACCTCACCGAAGTATTTGCGGACAACCCCCCGGCACGCATCACAAACACCGTCATAAGTTTCATCAAACCCATGACGGATTTCGTGGCTTAACCCACAGTCGAGACATCGGTAACAATAAATTGGCACTATTCTGGTCCTACTCTGAATGAATAACCTGCCCCGACAAGGACAGTTTCTTCGGCTTCTGTTAAATCACGAGGGCTTTCGTGTCCCCCATAGATCCATCTTGTCACTGTTGAGGCATCTGATGGAAGGTTAGTTTGAACAGTTGACCCATTGATAATAAAGACGTTTCCACCTTTAGCTCCCGGTGAGAAATGCCTCATCAATGAATACGCTGCTCGCGAAGGTGCATCTTCTGGGACGCCGACCCGTGGAAGCGTGTTAGAGGTTGGCATAACAAGTAATCGGTACACTTGTTCGGCCCCAACAGTAGATGTGCAGCCGATAGTGCTGGCGGCAAATGTGTAGTTACCACTTGCTGTCTCCGAAGGCATAGACGCTGTAGCCGCAATAGTCGCTGGCGTAGCATCAATAGTTATGTAAAGTGAATGACCGGGGAAAGCCGCCTGACACGCCACAGTAGCCGGTGTAACGGTCGCTGAGATCGTAGGACTGGGAAGGGTAGCTGGAGCTTCGACTCCCCCGTGTACGACGATTGAGTTAGCAGTAACAGTTGGAACAATTACTACCGGGCAAGCGATTGTTGAGGCATTAACCGTTGCCGGGACCGATACGCCTGCCGAGAACGTCGTCGTAACACCGATTGTGGCTGGCGTCGCAATGACCGCCACAGTATGACCAGTGTCAACAGGCTGAGAATAGCTAACACCCGACTGGCTGTAATCCACCAAGACACGGTTGTCCGGTACCGAGGTGTCACGTTCTGGGTAAGTGAACCCACTCTTGTTGTAGTCATAACCTGAGCTATACGCTACGCCGCCGGGACGTTTAGGTGTATAGACATAAGCAAACGTGGGCGACAGATCCGCTGAACACGCAATCGTGCTGACGGATACAGTCGCATCACGTTTCGTATAAGGAAAGTTGGCTTCCCGATATTGGATGCCACTCTCGTTGTAATCGTAGCTGCCCGGATATTTCGGGGCGTAGTCGAACCCCGGCTCTTGATACTCAATCTCATCTTTGTTGTACGGATTGACAGCAGGGAGCGGCACCGAACAGCCTCATCTTTCTAACCGGTAACTGATGCCGTTTCGGGATCACCCACTTTTCTGGCTGCAACAGCCTTACCAATAGCTACAAGGGCCGCAACTCCGGCGACCTTCAATGAGTCCATCCAATCTGGACCCGGAACTGCCATAGCTGCAACCCACGCCTGAGCGAAGGTAGCGACGGCACGTTCTAAACTGTCTTTAATAAAACGCTGGTTGAACAACTTCTTGTCTCCGTATCTGCATAGCCGCCCAAGTCTTTGGACCAACTACGCCATCTGCAACAAGCCCTTTGGCTCGCTGCCATTGTTTTACTTTGGCGAGTGTACCACGCCCGTATATTCCGTCGGCTAAAGCTCCTACTACTCGTTGAACATGAACAACTGCTTGGCTGCGTGAGCCTTTGCGTAGCGTTCCGGGGAACGGAACAAGGCCGTCCTCTGGTTCCTTAGGTAAAGTCATTACAGGAGTGTCTGTGACCATGCGTCGTTGAATCATTCCTCGAAGCTCATTCATTGAGAACAAGGGATCAACTTTGCGTGAGGTCCATTCCTTGTGGCCTATCACAGCACAGGCAGGATTCCAGTTATGCCCGTCGCACAAAAAGGCGCACAACTCTACGAGTGCGTCCATTTGTGAGCCGGGGATATCTTCTCCCAACCCGTCATTAATAAGAGAAATACCTATTAAACGAGAGTTGGCGCTAATCTTACCCGGGCTCGTAGCGTCACCGATAACAGGATTATTCTGCTGCATCCGTGTCAACACTGACTGTAAACCACGACCAGCGTGATTAGCTTTCACGTTCTCGGCAGTCAACTTGACAATGGTACCATCACGTTTTATGAGGTAGTTGTATAGAGGTCCGGGTACCTTGTTGACTCCTCGAACACACATTGCGACCACGTTGTCGGGGTCTGCGTTGCGGTTTGAGGCTGTGTGGTGGACGACTATGCCGAATGGTTTGAGTGGCCGTCCGGTGTTTGCTTTACCGGGGGCGTCTACAAGTTTCATTAAAGCGCTTCTCTAATTTCATCATCTGTATAATGCTGAGATTCAAAAAACGCTGCTTTGTCTCTATCGACTGAATCTTTGTCAGCCCAAGTTGTTTCAAACTTTAGATGTAGTGATTCCCCGGTTTCGCCTTCTTCGTTTTCCCAAGAAATCATTTCTTCAATTAAATCAACATCAAAACCGAGTACTCGACCATCCCCCGGATCAGAAGTTTCAGTTACTTCATAAACTATTCCCATCATTTGGGCATCTTCAAAACGATTATGGACTGGGTAGTTAAGACGCAACCACCGTTCCATTTGTTCTTTAGTCAGAAGTTTCAAACACATAGTGCTTGTGTAATAGGTCATTATGAAACCCCTTTAACATGGAAAGACGATGGAACATACGTTCCGGTTCTTTGACCCGGTGTCAAGTTATGAGTATCGGTGCATGTTAGACCTATATTGCCAGTAAACGCAGTTTCGGCAAGCCACCCTGATGACCAACCGCTACTTGTTGTTTCAGTCATTTTGGAATCAATATCTATGTAATCAATAGTGTGACCATTAACTGTGTACGTCCCTGTTCCTGTCCCATCAGCAGGTAAAACAGCTACACCCATCTGAGTGTATTCATTTATTCCTGTAGTAAAGCTGACAACAAGATTGCCGTCTGAATTAAGCTGGATACAGTTCTGGCCGTTAGCTGAACTATACCGACTTGAACTGCCGCTTACCGGGTCTACGTCGATTGCTCGCCACCATTGCGGTGTCATCGAACTATTAAATTTGGCAATAACAACCCTACTGGTGTTGTTCACACTGTCGTGGTTTATGTTTACTCCCCCAGCAGCATAAAAATTCCCAGAACTATCTCGGGTTATGCTGGATAACCAGCTTCCGCCTGTCCCGTCACCTTTCCATTGCCTTGGATAGCCGTCACCAGATTGTTGGTTTGCGCTTGAATCAAACATATTGATCTGCATTTCAGCTTGGCTGCTCGTGTTATGGAACATGCCACATGTATAAGCGTTATGGCTTGAATCCATAGCAATGCCGTAAGGGTAACCATGTTGACTGGTGCCACCGTTATAAGACCACATTATGCTATTGCGGTTAGAGCCATCCTCATCAAACAACTGAATATAGGGGACAAAAGCTGCCCAACTCCAGTAGCCAGTACCACCAGACTTATATTGATACCCAACAGTGGCAAACCGTTCATTACCACTAGAGTCAGTACTATGGGCACAAGAATTACCGGTACCTACATAGATATTTTGGCCTATACCGGACCTGTACATCATGTAGTTAGTGTGGCTACCAAATCCGCCACCTGAATCACACTCGTAACGCATAAGCCCCACATTGCTGGCGCTACCAGTACCGTCACCCATTCGATAATTTGCGTACACATATTCTGTGCCGCTAATCGTGTGTGATTCCGCAGCTAAGACCCCGTAATCCCAAATAGTGTTGCTGTATTGGCGGTAATACGTTACATCTTCGCCTATAGCCCCAGTACTTTCATTTACATCAACCCAAAGCCACGGGTTGTTGTTGGTATAACCAGTATCGTTACCAAATTGTCCACCGCTACCTAAAGCAGAAGAAATAACAAGGTTATTTGTTTCGCTTTTCAAAGCAAGACTATGA